AACAACCAGATTGCAACTGTCAAGAATAATGAGAAAGAATCCTTATCAACAACTACTGGACCGTAAACGGAAGTGGTCCCCCGTACAAACCACCGCAGGGAAACTAAGAGAGGGAAGTGAAGAGACGATATATAGGGCACTGGCGATACGCCACATGGAACTACCGGTTGGTGACTTCATTGGAGAAGCTCTTAACAGTGAGGTTCCATCGTACTCAAGGGAACTTCTTGAGTCGAATGTTACGGACGAGGAAAACCACGACCTCGCTCTCGGTTACATCGCCAATGCTCTCGGTACTGATCCTAAGTCTGAAGCAGAAGCCCTTAAGCTCAGAGAAGCTTGGACTTCTCATCCTGATCACACGATCCTCAAAGCACTTGTTGCCGAGCGTGCAATTTTCTTTGTACTACTCCCTTTTTTTAGGTTTAACGGTGACGCTGGTTTGAGGACCGTATCCGCAGACATATCACGTGATGAACAAATACATGTTGCCGCTAACTCTCTTGTATGTAGAGAGTTGGGTCTATCTCCTAGTTCAAGTTTGGATAAGCTTAGGAAGGCCACCATTAACTGGATTATGGAACCTCTAGGTATAAATACTACCAACAAATATTTAGACAAAAAATTCTGGCTGGATTCAAGCGATCGCTTAATGTATGAAGGCAAAGCCCCAGAACTTTCCGACACACAGCGTGCACGAATGCCATCCTTCTTTGAACATTCTAATGTCAATCTCCCGCAATATGCTTGAGGCCATTGTTGGCCCTCAATTTGATAACTACCTCCTGGATGAACTCCGGGAGGTCTTCCCACCCAGTGATCCTATCCCGACAGATACGGTATCACAAATAATGTACAACGCTGGCCAACAGTCAGTAATTCAATGGTTAATTAAACGAATGGAGGAAGATGAGTAATGGCTTGGCCAACTAGAACTTGGACAAAAGATGGTTGGAAAGATTTCAAACACCCAGAAACTAACTTCAGACCTGAAGGTTTAGAGCACATACCTAATTGGCGAGATCATGCTAATGTTATACAACAAGGTATAGCATCAGATGATATAGGTAGATTCAAGGTACGCGAAGAGCTTCAGGAGATCCAGGTAAATCCAGCGACCATCTGGGATATAGCAAATAATCCATTATACGAAGCTGCTGCTACGGCAGCTGGCTTACCAGGTGGGATTACTTTTAAAGAATATATAACAGGAGCTCTCGCAAAGGTTGGGACTCAAGAAGATCATGCAGCAGCTAGAAGTTACCTAGATGATGATGATGCTAAGCCATGGGAGAGTCTTACACCTAGTCAACAGGCGCTAGCTTCAGCTATGAGGGAAGGGTATGGAGAAGGTTATAGCTTCCAAGAGTTTCCTGATCAGAGAGATACAGGTGGACCGGCTGGTATTATCCGACGAAATTGGGGTATCGATACTGGTTCCTTTCCTGGAATCAACGATACTTTAAACCATCTACATCAGTGGATCAGGAATACTATCATTACCTTCGACATGTTTGAAGATGCACCACTCATCAGAGAAGGTCCTAAAGGTGAGGACTACGGTATCGATGGGGACATCTGGGAACACTACGGTTTAGATAAACCTCCAGCACCTCCAAAGGCTATGGATATAAACTATAATTTTAATTTAACTGAAGCATTACCCAGCTCCGTAACGTACTCAACTCCAGAAGGTTACCCAACACTAGATCTATCTACTGAGTCCATACCTTATGAGCAAACAGATTACGCTAGGTATCAAGCAGATCAAGATAAAGCATATGAGAAGTGGGAAGAAAGGTGGGGTAATACTTCTTATGGTGAACCTATTACCGCTACTACTGAAACGGAGGGTACAGCAGAAGTAAGTCAGACACCTGCAGAAGTAAGTCAGACACCTGCCAGATCTGAGGAACATGATCAGCAACTTACACCAGATGATATCTCCCTACCACCACCACCAACAGCGTTTTTCTGATGTATAACGAAATCAAACACATAACAAAAGGAGGAAATTTTAATGCCAAAGGCAGTAGGCACTCAATGGAGTGGAACAGATAGGCGGGAAGATTACACAGATTACCTGGAAAGGTATCCGGACGTCATGAAAGAAGCTCGGGCATGGATGGATGATACATCCAATACACACTGGGCTAACTATGTTAGATCGGATCCAGAGTTGTTCAAGGACTACTTTGATAGGCAGCCAACAGACTATGCACCCAACGCAGGGCATCTGCAAGGCCAATCCATGTGGGATTATGGTGCCTGGCATGCGGGAGAGTTTGGTTATAAAGGGGACTCACCTCGCTGGAAAGTTATGGGAAGCGGAGATATGCCACGTACCGAGATGGCTATAGGTGATGATATCTATGACTTTGCTAAGTGGCATTGGGAAACTAAGGGTTCACAAAAACCAGACCGCACCCTACGTGACATGAATGAGGTACGGGCAGCAGCAGCGGAAGCGGAGAAACTAAGGAGAGAAGAAGAAGCGAGAAAACGGGCAGAAGATAGAGCTGCAAGGGAGGCATCATTACAGAAGATGATGGCCGATCAACAATCTCAATACATGAATCAAGCCGCACAAGCTCAAGAAGCAGCTAGACTATCTTCACTACGGATTGGCAGTAGAAATACATTAGGGTCCGCAGGAATAGCAACTTTCAAACCTAAAACTTCTGCATCTACAATTAAAAAGGGTAGAGGTCGGGGTACAGATCAATTCAAAAGACCGGCTGCTCACAGCTCTCCCCTTAGTATAGCTGGTACAGCTAACACAGCACCATCAACAGGATTAAACATATCATGAGTGCTAAAACAAGATACGATGTACTTTCCAGTGATCGTTCCCAGTACCTAAACATAGCTAAACAAGCTTCAGAACTAACCATCCCATACCTAGTACGTGAAGATGATAATGCCACAGGTCCTAGGAAACTAGTCACACCTTGGCAGTCAGTGGGAGCCAAAGGAGTTGTAACATTAGCAGCAAAGCTAATGCTTAGCCTCCTACCTCCACAGACTAGCTTCTTTAAACTACAAGTAGATGAGTCTAAGTTAGGAGAATATGGACCACAGATTAAGTCAGAGTTAGACCTAGCCTTTGCTAAGGTAGAGCGGACTATCCTTGAATCCATCGCTGCTTCTGATGATAGGGTTGTCGTACACCAAGCAATGAAACACTTGGTTGTAGCAGGCAACGCACTTATCTTCATGGGTAAGGATGGACTTAAGCTGTTCCCACTTAACCGCTATGTAATAGATAGAGATGGTAACGGTAATGTAATAGAGATTGTTACTAAGGAAAGTATCAACAAAAAATTAATAGAAGAATTAGTACCTGACCTTATGAAGGGTGAGGTTACAGAGTACAAGGATGACGACAGGAATGATTGTGACGTCTATACACACGTCACAGTTAAGAACAACAGGGTCAGTTGGCATCAAGAAGTATTCGACAAGATTATACCTAAGTCACAGAGTAAAGCACCTGTCGGTATAACACCTTGGATTCCACTTAGATTCAACACTGTAGATGGTGAAGCATATGGACGTGGTAGAGTAGAAGAGTTTATGGGGGATCTTAAGTCCCTTGAAGCACTCTCTCAGGCCCTCGTAGAAGGCTCTGCAGCAGCTGCTAAAGTAGTCTTTACTGTATCACCCTCAGCGAGTACTAAACCAGCCACTCTAGCCTCTGCTGGGAACGGTGCAATCATTCAGGGAAGACCTGATGATATTGGTGTTGTTCAAGTTGGTAAAGGTGCTGACTTCCAAACTGCTTATCAAGCAGCTGGTACATTAGAGAAGAGACTAAGCGAAGCATTCCTCATCCTCTCTGTTAGGCAGAGTGAACGTACTACTGCAGAAGAAGTACGGATGACACAGATGGAACTAGAGCAACAGCTTGGTGGACTATTCAGTCTACTTACTGTTGAGTTCTTGGTACCTTACCTTGACCGCAAGCTCAGTGTAATGCAGAAGAATAAAATCATCCCTGCCATACCTAAAGAAGTAGTGAAACCTACTATAGTTGCTGGTATTAATGCACTCGGTCGTGGTCAAGATAGGGAAAGTCTTACTATGTTTATGCAGACTATTGCACAGACAGTAGGACCAGAAGCTATGATGAATTACATAAACCCAGATGAAGTCATTAAACGTTTAGCAGCTTCCTCAGGTATCGACGTACTTAACCTAGTGAAGAGTATGCAAGAGATACAAGGTCAGCAACAGCAACAGATGCAACAACAGATGGCTATGCAAGAACAGCAGAATGCTCCAGCTATGGCAGCTGTAGAGCAGAAGCAGCAACAAGCTGAAATGCAGATGGCGATGCAAGCACAACAACCACCTAAATAAATTATGGCAGAAACGTTAACAGTAGACACTAGCCCAGATACAGAAGTACTAACAGCAGACGAGCAAGACTCTCTACAAATCGGTGAGCAGCTTCAAGCCGATCAGGAAAACCTTCTAGCTGGTAAGTATAAAGATGCACAGGAACTAGAGAAAGCTTATATAGAACTTCAAAGTAAGTTAGGCGAACAAAAAGAAGAGACAACTGAAGATTCAGAAGTTGAATCAAAGTCTGAGAAAGAAGAAGAATCTAAGGAACCTGATTCTGATTTCCTTGACCGTCTTTGGGAAGAAGCACAATCTGAGTATACTGCTGAGACGATACAGGAACTCGAAAAGATGGATCCAAAGGATCTAGCAAAGATGCACCTTAAGTACAGATCAGAAAACCAGAGAGCAGGTGTTACAGATGAAGAAGTTAAACAGTTAAAAAATGTAGCTGGTGGAGAGAAAGGTTATTCCGATCTAGTAGGTTGGGCAGAGAACAATCTTCAGAAAGAGGAGATTGCTATGTTCGATAGTGTAATGGAAACTGGAGATGCTCCAGCATGTTTCTTTGCCATCCAAGCTTTAAAGTATAGATATGATGACGCCTCTGGTGTTGAAGGTAAGATGCTTACAGGTAAGGCACCTTCAAACAAAGGGAATCAATTCCAAAGCCAAGCACAAGTTGTAGAAGCTATGAATGATCCTAAATACGATAACGATCCTGCATACCGTAGGGAAGTTATGGAAAAACTCGAACGTTCTAACTTACAATTCTAAACCAATGATTCCACTCCTAACAGCAACAATTCTTACAGCATCCTGGTACGGACCAGGCTTTCATGGAAACTTAACAGCCAATGGAACACGCTATAACCAACACGCATCAAC